CGCGCAGACCCTGCCAGAAGGCTACGTCATCGCAGATCATGACGCCTCTCAAACTGGCGAGAGAGTGGCCCGTGAGATAGGCTGGCCGTATTGGATGAGCGATCAGCTTGGTGATTGCAACGACCACCACCTACGGGAAGGACTGTTCCGCACGGGGCAGTCAGTCCTTCGGGCTCTGAAAATCTAGTGCTTCCCCGCTGATAGGGTGGGCATGTCCACCGTGTAAATTTCGGGGTTGTGCATTTCCAAGTAGGACAGATGCCCCAAAATTTGCAGGCCGAGAGCCAGGACTTGCTCGTCCCGGCCCACGGCATCTGATCGGATGGTGATCTGGTCACCCTCTTGTACGAGGGTGATGTTGACTACGGTGGTCAACGGCAGGTAGTGTTGCAGGTCCGGAAATGTCCCGTGCCCATGCAGCACTCGGTACAGTAGTACGTCTTCCCGTTGATGGTGTAGGTGAACGACCTGCACTCAGCTTGGGCAGCGGTGGCCCACAGCAGGGCAAGGGTGACGGCGATAGCTTTCATGGTGATCTCCTGTTTGCCGAAAGTGGCAGTGAATGTTGCCATGCCTTAGCGTGTAGTGCAACACTGTGAATTTTTACAGTGTTACTCAAAGAGTGCAGACTGCCTTTGGGCGTTCTCAATCCTTCTGCAGGCCGTACTGAAGTGCCTCTCATCAATTTCACACCCAGTGAACCTGCGGCCAGTGGTTACGCAGGCCACGCCAGTTGACCCGCTGCCCATGAACGGATCAAAAACCATCTGATCTGTGGCAACTTTTGCCATGTCAAGACACCATTGCATCAATGCAATTGGCTTCTGAGTAGGGTGAGCCACGGTCTTTCCGTCATTTTCGGCTTGTCTTGATGGAGGTGGGAACTGCTTTCGGAAAGCATACACACCGTGACCTCCTTTCATCCATCCAATTTCGCAGTCACTCAGCCAAGTACCGAAAAGATGGTCTGCTTTCTTGAGCCATACCAAAGTCGTTCCAACTGGTAGTCTTTGAGCATAGTGATTGCTGCCCCACAAAACTACACGAGGGAACGCAAGCCACGGCGAAGGGTCAAAGTCCGTTGAATCCCCTTGAATCACCCCCCAGTCACTTCGCCCCGCGCCGCGCTTCACATCCCCGCCACTGAAGCGAGTGCTATCAGTATCGTAAGCCATGCCATAAGGCGGGTCACTTATCAAAGCGTCAGCACAAACACCCTGCAGGTCTCGGTTATCACCAAAGTACAGAGTGGCAAGACCTATTTGTTCAACTTTCACTGCGCTACTCCAAAATGGTGGAAGTAGGAAACCGTTCGGCAATACCATGCCTAAGTCCACCGAAGTGAACTCAGGCGCATTCCAAATATGGAGCCAAGTGAGGTTTCCCTATTCGGATGGGAGTCTAGGCAACTGCTCCCACTTCCAGACTTTCCGCTGATGCCAGCGTCTGCAACGGCTCTGGAACCAACATCTCCGCTGCGGCCTAAGCTACAGGTTCCCCATTGGCGACCTACCCCTGCGCCTGCATCTTCTGTGCGCTCTCGCCCCAAGCCAGAACGTAGTAGGGTGGTGCAGACCGGCCTACATCGCACTGCGGGGCATCCACCCCTGCGACTTCCTCCGGTTACCCCGTGCCACCCAGAACCCGATAGACTCTTGAAGCATGGCACGACAGAAAAGCAAAAACCCTTATTGAGAGATACGGGCTTTAGGCTTGGCTGCCGCAACATGGTTGGTCACAACCCCTTCCATGCGCTTTGACGAAGCCCGCCCCCTCAATAAGGGTTCGGTTTCGCAGTTGTGTGCTGCTGACGGGTGCCACCCCGACAGGTGGACGGATTATAGGTCAGTCCTTTGAGTGGTGTCAAGCGTAAAAAAGCCCGCCGAAGCGGGCAGCGGTCACTTCTCAATTTTGGAGAGAAATTTATGCGCCTTGTATAGCCGTTCGTTGTCCATTCCGACGTTGCCGTGCTCAAGGACATGAAATTCTAGGGAGGCCATGACAGAGCGCAGATGCTGTTCCAGTTCATCGCGCTCGGCTCTTAGTTCTTTGAACGCGATGTTGTCGCGGGCGCGGGCCTGCTCCAGTTCGATCACGCGGTCGATTCCGTTGCGGGCGATATTAATTACGCCCTGAACACCAGTTTCCATAGGTTTCTCCTGTGTTTAAGGCCGCCGAAGCGGGCAGCGGTCCATAGGTCACTCCTCAGCCCGTGCGATAGCTGCGCGTGCGGCGTCTTCAACGGTGCTGGGGGACACGCCACCATACACACCCATACGCAGAGCGAGCTTTGCTACCTCCAACAGTTCCGCGTTCACTGTGCTCAGTCGGCGAAGTTCAGCAGCGGCTTTATACGCCACAACATCCCCAGCGTAATCAATGCCAAGGTCATCAGCCAGTCTCTCGGCTTTGGTTTGTTCAGTCATGTTCCCTCCTTAGGCATACGGGCAAAGAACCTCCCGCCCGTAAAAATTATGCGCCTCTCCGTGGTTCCGTCAACTTCGGGACAACCCTTAAACCGCACTTCCTCACCGTTCCTGACGGCTTCCCGTTCGGCGCGGGTCAGTCCACTGACACGGCGAGCACCCTTTTCAGCGCCCCATCGGGCGCAGCGGGCAGTGGTTGAATAGAGCATAGGTCAGTCCTCCACGGCGACAGCACCGAAGTAGTGCAATCCGCCGTCGCCCACGATTACGAAAAGCCTGTCCGGCTCGTTTCTGACTCGGCCCCGGATATCCTCTGCGCCTGCTGGCAGTGGCTCTCCGTCCAGAATCTCGGTGGCGTCAGTGTCGGCCAGCAGATCGGTCAGGGTGTTATAAACATCCCCCCGCTCACCGGGTTGAAATTGCCCAAAGCCCGAAGGGCAGCGGTTGATCGAAACGTATTGCCACATAGGTCAGTCCTCCAAAAGGGACCAAGCATCCTCTAGGGCGGCTTGGTGGTCTAGGTCTAGGTCATCCTCGATTTGCTCCAGCGCCCATCGAAGGGCGGCTTCGAGGTGCTCGATATGGGCACGGGTGAGCACGCGGGCACGGCGGGCTTCCCAGCGTTCGTCGGCTAGTTCTGAGGGGGTCAACGGGCGGTCAGGATCAAGGCAGGGGATTTCCATAGGTCAGTCCTTCAAGAAAGCCAAAATTTCACGCTCCAGCGCCGCAGTGGCAGGGGAGGTGCCAAGGCGAACGGTGCCGCCGGGGATATCCCGGTGATCCCACTGGCAGGGCCAGCATTTCACCCACACTGCGCCAAGTCGGTCCACCTCCAGCGCGAATGCGCCGGGATAGATTTCCTGTGCGCGGCTCAAGAATTCCACGTTTTGAACGTACATAGGTCAGTCCTTTGAAGTGGCGCGGGCGATGGCGGCACGGGCAGCATCACGCGCATTTGCGTTTTCGACTGACCCGTAAGGGTTGATATTCGCGGCCAGTCGCAATGCCTCCAACAGCGCAGGCGCGGCGGCAATCAATCGAGCGTTAGCTTCAGCCTGTTGAGCGTCACGTTTCCACAGTGCTTCAACACTTAGATTGTTTACAGTGCAGATATGCTGGTGATGGACGCCGGGGGAATGAATGTCGAATTGGCGGTGCGTCAGGCTATCGCCCACGTAATGCCACGGTCCAGGGGTATGCATAGGTCAGTCCTTTGAATCTGCAGGGCAACATGCCCCCATAGCCCCCGAGTGAGGGGCTATAGGTGCCGGTCAGTCCTTCCGCCATACGGGCATAGGCCACAATGCCCCGTGAGAATTTATAGAATAGCTGCACCCGTGGCCGTAGCCTAGACGTTCCAGGCGGGCGAACACCGCCGCACGGTAACGCGCTGCCCGTGGCGTGGAATGAAAAAGGGCATGATTGTGCGCGGCACAAAGCCCCCATACTGTGTGCCCTGCGGGCCACAATTTACCGTTCGATTTGCGTTGCATAGGTCAATCCTTCCGGCTGTTGAGCATGCGAGCGCATGCGGTATCGTAAATTTCACGGGCGTTTTCCGATAGCGTTTCCACGCTCAGGAAAGGCGACGGCTTGAAGCTGCGGCCCAGCTTGCACAGTCGCGCATACTCGCGGGACCATTGGCCCCCGTGGCAGTGGGCTAGGGCGAGATACCATGCTTCTGCGATGTCGAAACGGTCAAAATAGGGCATAGGTCAATCCTCAGTAAGGGGCGGTATCAGATAGACCCCATGCGATAGCATCATCGGGGTTCTGAAAAAACGGGCATCCTGCCATCGTGAACCATCGGTTCAGGGCGTCAACCCAAATTTCAGCGCGCCACCCCTCCAAGGGTGTTTTTGCTGCGGTAATTCTTGGCTTCACGGGTTCTCCAAAGCGCGCAGGGCGCGCAGCAGTGTCAGATAACCCCCAGCAGCGCCAGCAGCAGCGCCACTAGGGAAACGATAACGAGGGCTTTGTCTTCAGTGGTCATTCCGCCACCATCGCAACATTTCGCAAAATGTCCGAATGAGTAGAGTCATTCGGCGCGATCATTTCCCAATAGGTGGACTCGTCACCGGACCCGATGCGCGCAGCCCACGTGTGGAGGTTTGCGGTTTCGCACTCGATGACCATGAAGGTTTCAGAATCTACGCGGCGTGTCCAGTGTGCAGGGGGCAACACTTCCAGCAGGTGCCAGAACCGATCACGGGTAATCTGGCGGGCGGGTTCTCCATTGTTGCGGCGCATGGCCTCATAGCGGGCGGCGGTTTCAGCGTAGCTCATGCTGCCCCCTTCATTTCCAGGCCAAGCAACATGGCATGGATACGATCATGAAGATCACGCGCAGACATGTGATAACCGAAAGGGTCAGACACTGCGCCGCCATCGTTGACCATGCGGTGAAGGGCAAAGCCCCCATAAGCACAGTCTAGATGCCAGCATCCAAGCTGCGGGTGAAAACGACCATCGTCTCCCTTGGTGTAAGGTTCAACGGGTGAACCCGTGGCGCGGTTCAGGCGCGCGATGATGGCGTGTAGATCGGTCTTCGTGATTCGTGACATGATGGCTCTCCTGATGTTGCGATGGCCGATAGCTGGCTCATCCCATAGGGGCCGAAAGCCCCTAGGCGGATGAGTCAGTGAAAAAGTGTCTCGGCGTAAGGCTCTGCAAGGGCAAGGGCTGCAGTGTCTTCGTCTAGGGACGGGTAACGCTTGCACAAAGCCCGGACCTCATCAATGAAAGTGTCAGCTTCGTCGCCTTGCATGAAAACACCATCTGTGCCAGGTGCATCAATGGACACCCACGAAAACGGGGAGTTGATATCGACCGTGACACCACTAGCGCGCTGGCGCGCAGCAGCTTCACGGATAAATTTTGTTGCTCGTGTCATGGTGTCACCTCAGGCGAGAGCTTCGGAAACGCGGGACACTTCCCCGTGTTCTGCATCATCCCAAGGGGTGATAAACGCGCACGTTGCACCGGAGCGGGAATCGTACCGATCACAGCCCACGGACCGAAAGCCTAGGCCACTGTCCCGATTGACGCGGATCAAGGCGCCACGGGCGGATGAGGCCCGGACCTTGTGGCGGGTAACCCACGAATAGTTAGCTTCACCGCCGAAGGTGTCCGTGATTTCAACGAAAAAATTTTGCATGGTGGTTCTCATGTAGTGGTTAGGTTTACTCGTCGCCCGAGATACAAACGGCGTCCACCGGCAACGTAAGAACGACCGCGAAGCCCCTGGTTTCGTTGAAACCGGCGCGCCCTGCGGCGTCCAGCGCTTGCCAGGACGCATCAGCGTAGAACCACTCGGCGGTCTTTGGATCGCCAGCTTCCACGATTAGAAAAGCTTTCATGTTCGTTCCTTTGTAGAGCACTCCAACATAGAGCGCTTAGGGAGCATTGTGGTCCTTCCATGGCCCTTGTCACTAGGGACAAACCCTCATGTATAAACGTACAGTGCGAGCCCTGGGAAGTGGCCGGAGACCGCCCGCAACGAGCGTAGCGAGTAGCAGTCCTATTGCTTTCCTCCCCTGTTCCCCTATACTGTATAGAACCCCAGTAGGGAATACACCAATGAAACTGTCTCGAAAGACTCTAGAGAAAGCAGCCAAGGAACTACCCCCGAGTGCTTACCTCGGCAAAGCCGTTTCTGATGGCCTCACTACAAAACAGAGAAACTTCGCACGGGCTGTAGCTATGGGAGCCACCAAAGCCGACGCATTCCGGGCCAGCTATGACGCCACCAGTAAGCACACTTTAACCCGCCACCCGTACATTCTTATGCGTGACGAAAGAATCCAAAAAGAAATCGACGCTTACGCCCTGGCGATTGAAGCCGAGAAACACAGAACCCCTGCCGCGCTTCGCTCTTTGGTCATTAAAGGCTTGGTGGAAATAGCATTGAAGGATGACACCAAAGACGCTGTGCGCCTACAGGCTCTCAAGACTATTGGCCAGATCACGGAGGTTCATGCGTTCACCGAGCACAAGGAGACGCGGGTAATAACGTCCAGTGAGGATGCCCGAGCCCGTGTAATGTCTGAGCTACGGGGCCTCATTACTTCTAGCTCCACTGACGCGACCATCATCGAGGCAGACGCGGACTCACTGCTAGCAGAGCTTAGCGTTAAATTTAACGCTGCAGCCGAGGGAAACGAGACGGCGCCAGACGCAGACCCACCCACCGGGCACCCCCCCGATGGCGCAGCAGGAGTCCCGCGTCCTTAAACATACTATTCCACTCGAACCGTCCCTCATTCCACTCAAACCACCCCATGTCACTCACCGTTAAATTTAACGCTCCCCTGCCATTAAATTTAACGCTCGCCAGACCCCACCCCCTCGATCTGGCGACACCCCCCCGGTCAGTCTTTCTACAAAAAGTGGTGGGGGGTAGCAAAAATTTTGGGGCTAAATTTTGGTGCCGTTAAATTTAACGGATGACATAAACTGGTTTAACAAACGTGGCTAAGTCTATGATTTGTAAAGGTTTTTTGCTTGTTGTGGTGTTAAGGTGTGTGCTTGATGCTTAACGTGCCGTTAAATTTAACGGAAGTAAAGTAACGCTTTAAGAGTGTGCGCTAAGTTGTTGATTTGTAATGGAAAACGTCAAGAAGTGGCGCACGAAGAAGGTGTTGCAGAGTCCTCTGAGGAAGGTGTACGGGTCCAAGGAGGAGGTATTGGAGATGGGGATGACTGAGGCTCAGAAGGAAGTGTTTTTGGCTATAGATGTGTGGTGGTGCCGGTTTGGGTACGGGCCGAGCCTGAGGAATATTTGTGAGTTGCGGGGTAAGCCTGGGCTGGGGAGTACAAAGAAAATCGTAGATAGGTTGGTGAAGCTAGGTGCTTTGAAGAGGGTTGAGGGGATGGGAAGGTCTGTTCGTCCGACGTACATTTCATTCCGGGGGATGGAATGAAGTTAGATGATCTAGTGGCGAGTCTGTCTCCTGCGGATCAGGAGAAGCTGTTACAGCAGGTACAAGATTACAAGGATGCTGTGGACAGGGAGAAGTGTCAGAAGAGCTTCATGGCGTATGTGAAGAAGATGTGGCCGGGGTTTATTCATGGCCGACACCATGCGGTGATGGCTAAGAAGTTTGAGGAGATCGCGGAAGGTAAGTTGAAGAGGCTGATCATAAATTTGGGGCCTCGGCATACGAAGAGCCAGTTTGCTTCGTACTTGCTTCCAAGCTGGTTCCTTGGGAAGTTCCCGCACAAGAAAGTGATTCAGGCGTCGAACACTGCTGATCTGGCTGTAAATTTTGGCCGGCAGGTTCGTAACTTGGTTGGGTCTGAGGAGTACGCCAGAATTTTTCCTGGCGTTGCGCTACGGCAAGACTCAAAATCTGCTGGCCGATGGGCTACAAGCAAAAACGGTGAATACTTTGCTATCGGTGTCGGCGGCACGATGACTGGTAAGGGTGCTGACCTTCTTATCATTGACGACCCTCATTCAGAACAGGAAGCTGCTTTGGCCGCTGGCAGACCAGAGGTCTATGACTCTGTGTTTGAGTGGTACTCATCTGGCCCGCGTCAGCGTCTCCAACCGGGTGGGGCTATAGTAGTTGTTATGACCAGATGGTCCAAGTCGGACTTAACAGGCAGGATACTGAAGACCGCTGGCGAGTTAGGAAAAGAAGACGAGTGGGAAGTCATTGAACTCCCGGCGATCATGCCCTCGGGTAAACCTCTATGGCCTGAGTTTTGGTCGTATGAGGAGCTGTCTGCTCTAAGGGACGAACTCCCACCGGGTAAGTGGAACGCTCAGTACCAGCAAAATCCCACCGCCGAAGAAGGAGCTATTGTCAAAAGAGAGTGGTGGAAGATTTGGGAGAAGGAGAAGCCTCCTTCTTGTGAGTTCATCATCCAGTCTTGGGACACTGCTTTTACTAAAGGTGAAAGAAACGACTACTCTGCGTGTACTACGTGGGGTGTGTTCAACATGAACGAAGATGAAAATGACGTAAATATCATCTTGTTGGACTGTTTTCAGAAGCGGATGGAGTTCCCTGAACTAAAAGAAAAAGCACTTGCTCACTATAGAGAGTGGGAACCTGATGCTTTCATCGTGGAAGCTAAAGCAGCGGGTGCTCCGCTAATCTTTGAACTGCGGGCGATGGGCATTCCGGTGTCTGAATACACCCCAAGTAGAGGGAACGACAAGTTTGTCCGTATCAATTCTGTGGCAGACCTGTTCCAATCGGGTAAAGTCTGGGCTCCAGACACCCGGTGGGCTAGAGAACTCATCGAAAACATGGCCGCTTTCCCGAACGCACCCCATGATGACGATGTTGACAGTGCTGTTCAGGCTCTGATCCGCTTCCGGCAGGGTGGTTTCCTGCGTCTACAGACAGACGAACAGGACGAAATGCGGTCTTTCAAGCGCAAAGTCGCTTTCTACTAAGGATTTGATATGGCAACGAACATCTCTCCCGAAATGATGCCCCTTGACATGGGTGTTATGACCGAAGAACCGGCTCTGGAGATTGAAATTGAAGATCCTGAGAGCGTAAAAATTGGGATTGACGGGGTTGAGATTGAACTGATGCCGGAACCTGAGACGGCAGAGGAGTTTGACGCCAACCTTGCGGAGTACATGGACGAAGGGGAGCTTCAATCCCTGGCTTCTGAACTTATCGACCTCGTGGATGCGGACATCAACAGTCGCAAAGACTGGACAGAAATGTTTGTCAAGGGCCTAGAGGTTCTTGGCATGAAGTATGAGGAGCGTACTGAGCCGTGGAATGGGGCTTGTGGTGTTTACAGCCCTCTTCTGACGGAAGCCGCCATTAGGTTCCAATCAGAGATGATTACTGAGACGTTCCCGGCTCAAGGTCCGGTCAAGACGCAGATCATCGGAGCGATTGACCGACTGAAAGAAGAAGCAGCAGAGCGAGTTCGTGACGACATGAACTACATGCTGACCGAGCGGATGATTGACTACAGGTCCGAGCATGAGCGGATGCTGTACTCCCTTGGCCTTTCTGGTGCGGCTTTCAAGAAGATCTACCCAAATCCCAGTACGGAACTGCCTGCGGCCCCGTTTGTCCCGGCTGAAGACTTGATCATGCCTTACGGGGCGTCAAACGTATATACAGCCGAACGTGTGACTCATGTCATGCGCAAAACTGAGAACGAGATCAAGAAACTACAGGTAGCAGAGTTCTACAGGGACGTAGAACTGGGTGAGCCAGTCAGGTTTTTCACTGATATTGAGAAGAAAAAAGCCGAGGAGCAAGGGTATACCCTTACCGATGATGATCGGTATCAGGTATTGGAGATCCACGTAGACTGGGACATGCCGGGGTACGAAGATGAAGTTCCTTTGCCGTATGTGGTCACGGTCGAAAGAGGAACCAACACCGTCCTATCCATCCGGCGAAACTGGAACGAAGACGACGACAAGAAACTCAAGCGACAGCACTTCGTCCAGTACACGTATATTCCTGGTTTTGGCGCTTATGGTCTGGGTTATATCCACCTTATTGGTGGTTATGCTCGCGCTGGCACTTCCATCATCCGGCAATTAGTGGATGCTGGCACCCTGTCCAACCTGCCCGGTGGCCTAAAGGCTCGTGGGTTGCGGATTAAGGGCGATGACACCCCGATTGCTCCGGGTGAGTTTAGAGATGTGGATATTGCTTCTGGAAGTGTGCGTGACAACATCATGCCGCTTCCTTACAAGGAGCCAAGCCAAGTTTTGGCTGCATTGCTTCAGTCAATTACTGAGGATGGGCGCAGACTAGCGGCAATTGCAGATCTCAAGATCAGCGATATGTCTGCCCAGGCACCTGTAGGCACCACGCTGGCTATTCTTGAGCGTCAACTCAAGACCATGAGCGCTGTACAGGCTCGTGTACACGCAAGTTTGCGCATGGAGTTCAAACTCCTAAAGGGGATCATTCGGGACTTTTTGCCAACCTCGTATCCGTACACCCCGGAAGGTGGTGATCGATCTGTTAAGCAGGCTGACTACGATGTAGTAGAGGTAATTCCAGTCAGCGATCCCAATGCCGCCACGATGGCGCAGCGGATCATGCAGTATCAAGCTGCTCTTCAGTTGGCCCAAGGTGCCCCGCAAATTTACGATCTGCCCCAACTCCACAGGCAGATGCTGGAAGTTTTGGGGATTAAGAACGCAGAGAAGTTGGTCCCGGTTGAAGACGATCAGAAGCCCCGAGATCCTGTGTCAGAGAACATGAGTTTCCTGACAGGTAAGCCTACAAAGGCGTTCATTTACCAAGATCACCAAGCGCATATCACAACCCACATGAGCATGATGCAAGACCCGATGATCATGCAAATGATGGGCCAGAACCCAATGGCGCAGCAGATGATGGGCGCAGTGATGGCTCACATCGCAGAGCACATGGCGTTTGCTTACAGGCAGCAAATTGAGCAACAACTTGGCGTTCCAATGACAGCGCCCGACCAAGAACTGGATGAGCAGACAGAAGTTCAGTTGTCTCGTCTGGTGGCCCAGGCGGCTCAACAATTGCTTCAGAGCAACATGGGTAAAGCGCAGCAGCAGCAAGCCCAGCAACAGGCACAAGACCCTGCATTGCAAATGGCTCAAGCTGAACTGCAACTCAAGCAAGCCGAGATG